CGCCACGGCCGGGGATCCGCAACGGCTTAACGAGCCAGGACACGCTATCGGCGGCATCGTACCGAGACGCATCCAGCGGCCCCAGCAGCCCCGAGGCGTGCAGCTCNCGNATNTGCGNCTCGACCGGCACAGCGCCGGTGAGCGTAAACTTGTAGTCCGGGCACCGCACCCACTGGCGTACGGTCACGCCCTCGGGCAGGGCGTCGACGTCAACGGTAACATTGTATGGGCCGTCCGCCTCATACTCGACGCCCTCGACGCCCTCGATGACCGGCACCATAGCCGCGATGCTGACGACGGCCTCGTAGCCGTCGCCAGCCGGGCGGATAGTGATGGCGCTGATTTTGTCCCTGAGGGTCTCAGGGATTTGGAGGATGGCGTCNACGAGAGTCATACCAGACCATCCTCCTTGATGACCTCGTTGCACACCTGCGTGAGCGTCCAGTTGCGCCGGTCAATCCACCAAGAGGCCGCCGTCCGGCGATTGAGCGCAGCCAGCAGCTTGGCCATGCCATCGTTGTTGACCGGGTACTTGGCCCGCAGTTCCAAAACAAACCGAGCCCGGATGTCCTCCGCCCACGCCACCTGCCTCTCGGTGCCCGTCAGGGCCGCCAACTCGATGCCCTCGACGGCCTTGGCCGCCTCGGCCCGACGCTCCGCCCGGTAGCACTCTGGGCACAGCATCTTCTTGGCACGCTCCAGCTGCTCCGTATACTTGCCACCGAACCGCCGCTCCACAACCGTGTGCCCGCAACCGTACGTCACTGCCAACTGCATCGTCATCCCCTCCTTGCACTTTAACTATACCGCNTGCGGAATAGGTATGTCAAGGGGTGAGATGCAAATTTCGGCCGCAAAAAATAAAAAATCGCCGGCCTAAGCCTGGGCGATTTTTCTGCCCCCATTTTTCCTTTTTTACCTATTGACAGTATACCTCTATGTCGCTATACTGAAGATGAAGCCAGTTATGGGAGGTGATGGCGGATGACGACCTATCGGCCGGGCTATGTGCCCGGAAAAGTGAAGATGTCGGTCTACGTGTCGCCCGAGGTGCATCGAGCGCTGCGCATGCGGGCGGCGGAGACGGGCGAAAGTATGGGGAATATCGTTGAAAGAGCAGTAAGGAGGGCGTTGGGGATGGAGCGATTGCTGAGGGATGTGCAGAGAGCGCTTGAGTTGCTCAAGCGCTCTGGCATCGAGGGATGGGGACTTTCGGTCGCACCAGAACTGGAGGAGTACGGTGAAGTCATCGAGACGGCGCCAGCGGAGGGGTGCACGTCCGAGACGTGCGCCCACAAATCGCACGACCCGGCGGCACCCACGCGCCGGTGGGTGCCGCATGAGGGCTTCACGCTCATTCATTTGGGCGGGGAGACCCTGGGAGACGAAACGCGAATTGACTACTTCGCTTTGTTCTCGGGAGAAAATGTGATTTACCTTAAACAGGTGGACCACCCCTACTATTGGTCCACCCTCGACCACGTGGATGTGTCGAGAGTACCGGTTTGGGCTCTCGCGTCGATAGTTGAGGAAGCGTAAGCCTCCTCAATTCGTACCCCACTCTATCCGCCCGCCTCCACGTGGCGCGGGTGGACGAAACTAGGGGCGGCCGGTGCCGCCCCTGCACTTTTTGCCTCCATCTCCACGATGCGCCGCCTGGCCGCCAGAACCCCGTCGATTAGCTCTGGGAAATTGGCCCGACGTACTAGCCGCTCGACCTCATCGAGCAACGCCCACAGTCGCCGCAGCTCCTCTGGCGCCACCGACCATCGCCTCCAGGCGCGCGATAGTGGTCTCCATCGGCTCCGACGTGTCCAAAACCGCGTCCCAGTAGTCGTCCGGCAGCCCCTCCAGACCGTGCTCCGACGGGTGGCTGGGGTCGCGGCGCTCGCTGGGTCGGGCTGCGAGACGGGACACCAGGACGTCCTGCGGCGCTGTCAGCCGTACCAGTCGGAAGCCAACCTCACGTAGCGCCTCGCACTCGTTGCGAAACCTCACGTCATCTACGACGACAGGCCCCGCCGGCAGGTTGTGCAGCAAGTAGCGGATCCATACCTCCGGGTCCAGCGCCCGCCCCACGTCGGTGCCGATGAGCTGCGCTCGCCGCCCTGGGTCGTGCTCGGTACTCAATACGCGAGCCGCCCCGGACGCAAATTTGGCATGCACGATCATCCCTGCGCGCGGGTACAGCTCCCGCGCCCACGTCAGCAGGTACTGGTGCCTGTCGTAGGAGTCAGCCGGCGCCTCGGCGATGATGCGCTTGATGGGGGTCGCCAGGCTCATGCGGACGAAGCCATAGTGCTTCTCCAAGTAGTGCGCGAGCGTTGTCTTGCCTGTAGCACGCGGACCCGCAAATGCAATTCGCATACCTACGCCCATCAGAACCGCACCCTCCACTCTATCCCCCACCGCGGCGGCTCATTTTGTCGCAGCTCTATTCCGGCCCTCAGCGTCCCACCGGCCAGCGGTCGCCGGACGCTCACGGCTAGGCCGCCGCCCCGCGTCATACCGACTGTGGCGTCTCCGTCGCGGACGATGGGGACTACGATTTTGGGGCGGCCAACTCGCTCACGCGACTCACGACACCCTCGGCCTTGAGTCGCTCTAGCGTAGCCTCGATGAGTTGCTCCAGATAGCGGCGAACGTCACCAACGGTCTCGGCCAGGACTTGACGGACCTCCGCGTCAAGCTGGGCCAGCACCTGCTCCACAACCTGCCGCCCTAGGGCCACCAGTTCGTCCCGCCTCGCCCGTCCNTCNGCCACNGCCTGCCGCAGTGCGGCGGCCGTCGTGCTTTCGGCCGCCAGGACNGCCACTTCGGCGAGATAGGCCACCCGCTCCAGCGCGCGGTCGGCCAACTCATGGTTGATTCGCGCGTCCANCGCCTCCTTGGCCCGGCGGATGTAGGCCAGGGCATAGGCGGAGCCCAGCGACAACACGGCCACCAGCACCGTAATGGCCAGCTCTTTCAACTCGGTGATGACGATGTCCCACATGATGCGTGCCTCCTCTCACAGTTAAGGCCGCCTCGGCGGGCGGCCATCATACACGACGAACCAGCGAAACTCTGACGAGAACCTGGGCTGCACTTCCTCAATGTTTGTGCCCCATGCCTTTGGCGGCGCCGTCAGGGGCCGAGAGAAGTAATGTGTCGGAAACCGCTCCGGTCCGTTCGCGTAGAACAACGCCNGCACATCCCGATCGGTCATGTAGCGCATGACATTGGCCGCCAGTGTCAAGCACGAATTGTAAGTGTCAGGGTCGTCCTGCTCGGCACGGAGCATGGCCTCGTAGTTGCGCCGGTGAGCATCGTCGTGCTGGTGCCAACAGGTGAACTGCCAGGGGTGGCGGCACACGGACTCCCAATCCCGTCCCCACCACCCGGGCCTCAGCACCCGCTCGCGAATAACTGCGCCCACGGCCAGCCTGTCCAGCAGGGACTGCCCGCGGGCCTCGCCATAGAGCGTCATGGCGACAGTCTCGATCGCGGTGCGCTGCTCGCTCATATCGTCACCGTTACCTCCTTGCGCTTGCCGCTAAAGCGGATGTGCGCCGGCCCTAGTGCACTGGGCCGATACCCCTTGCGCTCCGCATAGCCGCCCCAGTCGAGCAGGGCGCTGCCGTTGACGTAAGTGCGTTCATGGTAGCGAAGCTGGCTGTTTTGGTAATCGGGAATGATGACACGATCTTTGAAGGCGATCTTTGCGTGCGTATGGCCCGTAATGACGCAATCGGCCACTGGAACGCTTTGCATAATACGTTCCATGCTCAATGCCTTGCCGCCGATAAGTTGAGCGCTGCTACTGCCATGCGTGTGGTAAAGACCGTAAACAACCGGGTCGCTATGGCGGGTATCCTTCCCGAACTTGATTTTCACGAACACGCCAGCGGGGTCGTAAGCACATCCCAACCATTCGGCGAATTCCTCCATGATGTCGATACTGGTTTCTCTGGTGATGCGTTCTTCATGGTTGCCCGTGGTCGCCGAGAGGATGCGGCCCTGCAGCCCATCAAAGAGCTTGCGCCCGTAGCGCAACTGGTCCCGCGGGTTCATGGTATCCTCGTACACTGACGAGACGCTGCGCTTTAAGGCCACGTTGAACAGGTCGCCGTTGATGATGGCAAAGCGATTGGGCGCCTCCAGCAGCCACGCCTTGATAGCCTGGAAAATGTCCTCGCGAAAGCGCGGGTCCCCGATGTGAAGGTCCTGCAGCGGTACGATGTAAAGCTCATCCCACGTCTCGGCCTCGGGTGGGAAGCGGGGCTCGTGAAACAGCANTACTGCCCCACCTCGCCGTCATGCCTGTCCCTCAGCACTGCAAGCGCCTGTCTTAGCCGGCCCGGGATGGGCACCCCGACCTCGCCCAGGTTCTCGACAATGCTCAATGCCTCGTTGCCGATGTACCACCAGATGGCGACCGTGCGCAGGATAGGCTCGTCTAGGCCACCGAGTTGGTCAAGGATGTTGCAGAGGGCCACGACGACGAACATTCCCACTTTGCGAGCGATGCCCCGGCGCCCGGCGTCCGACGACAGCCGTCCATGTGCCCATGCCGCTGCCCAGCCGGTCACATAGTCCATGCAGGCCAGCGTCACCAGCGCCGCGAACACCGCATCCCAGCCTCCCCACAGATAGGTCGCCGCGGTGCCCAGGACGGCCGTTGCGGCTTTGAACAGCGATTCGCGCTCCAACGAAACCACCTCCGCGGTGGGCATAAAAAAAGCGCCCCATGCGGGGCGCGAAAAAGCCGCCCGAAGGCGGCCAGCGTAGCACTCTAGGGTTTTCACTTACCGCTACCGCGTACTGTTGCGGTAGACTTCCCACGTCGATGGGTCCGCAGACGAATCCTTTGTCGCGATGTACAGGAGCTCCCAGTCGCTGAAGAGTCCCGTTGAGTATCCAGCTATGACGATGCGCTCACCCGGAGCGAGACGCTCAATGGTCGGCGTGACGTACGTCAACGCACGCTCGATGTCGCGCCGCACGTCCTGCTCTGACAGTCCGAACTTAACAGTAAACAGGATCACGACGCCAAAGTCTGGAATATAGGTGTTGAGCACGGTGTTGGCGACAGTGCGCTCTAACGCCCCCTTGAACATCTCCATGTCCCGGCGCATCTCGGACCAGCCGTCGATGGACTGCTGCGCCAGCGCCGGCGCGGCGCCCGTCACCACCATCGTAACGACAATGACCAACACCGACAGTCTCCACAACATCATCTATACACCTCCGGATACACAATTCGGCATTGTACCGAAATCTCCTTTCATCGTATCTATTCGCTCATAGCTTGAGTAGTAGTAGCGCCATCATCCGGTTGGCGACCAGCAGCGACGAACTGCTATCCCTGGCCATCTCGACCCTGAATGCATGCGTCCCTTCGGTCATGTTGAGCCACAGGTGCTGCACAAAATTGTGGTGGTCCATCCCGATTCCCAACCCGCCCGCATGGTACACTGGCGAGACATCACTACCAACAGCCAACCTGACCAGTCCAAACGCCGTACTTTCCAGCGTCAATCGGCGCACGTCTGCCGCAAACAACTGTAGCACGGCGGCGCCAGCCGGAACAGTCAACGACGCCTGCAGTACCGTCTGGTACGCCGTCGTCAGCGTTATCGTGTTCGTCGCTTCGACGTAGACGCCCTGTGAGACCGCACCGGCTGGGAGGTCCAAGCCAAGCGGCGTGATAGCAGGCACAGCGACCACCTCAGCGGTAGAACTCGATGATGCTGATATTCAGGGCTCCCAAGTGTATCGTGGCGAGCCCAGTGTTGCTCCAGCCCGTGCCCACGACCGTAATCGTGTGTGGTCCAGCAGGGACATCCAGTGCCGACGCCAGGATACCGCCGCTGTGGCGGGAGCCGAACGGGACCTCGACCCAGAGACCTAGCCGCTCGTCGAAAAATCTGCGGAGGGACGTGCCGCACACGACGCCGCCTGAGCCGATAACGCTGCCATCGAGGCGCACCTCAACGTCGATATGAGCCTCCTTGGCCAGCGTGCCACTCTGCGAGGCTGAAATGTGCGCCACAACGAGCAGGTCACAAGTCTCCTGCGGATTGATGTTGACCTGCACTATCGTCACGGGTGTGTCGTTGGGCATGGTGCGAGCTCCGGCGGACACCTGGGTGCGCCGGGTGATGCCCTCGGGAGCTGTGGTTGTCAACGGCAACGGCGTTATGGCGGGCATCTATATCACCTCTTCAGGACGGCCAGCACCATGCGCAAGTCAAAGAGCGTGGATGTATAGGCCCACTGCGTGGGGTAGGGATAGCGCACGTCGAGACCAAACGATTGTTGTCCTGGCTGCACGTTTGGCCATACCCGAAACAGCGTGATGCTGTGCCCGTCCGTACCCGACCCCGTAGGTTCATACTCCGCAGTTTGGTGGATGCCCACGTTAGACCCATACCGCAGGCGTAGGTGCATCTGCTGACCTCCGACGAACCCGAGCATGACGGTGCAGCGGAGCAGCTGCAGTACTGTGCTGGGCTCATCGATGGTGACGGTCATCGTCATCTCGTCGACAGGCACCCAAATGTTGCCGCCAACCTCCGGCGCCAAGCGAAGCTGCTGCTTGTGCAGCACGTATCCCTGGCTGACGGCGTGCCGCACAATGAGGCCCGGCCCCCATTCCTGTGGCGTAATCGCTGGCATGGCCCGTCCCTCCTAGTACGTGGATTGGCTCCGGTTGCCGCTGGTGTCGTAAGCAACGACCCGCACGTAGAGCGGTTGTCCGGGGACCTGGCCTGTGAAATCAAAACGGTGCTGCCTGCCTCGGGCTTTGAGCGTCGTATCGTCCGGCGTGTAGTTTGCGGTGTCCGTCCGCCAATGAATCTCAAACCCGTCCCAGTCTGGCGCTGGAGACGGTTCCATCTCAATCCAAAAGCCGCCTGGAGTTGCAGCATAGCCGCGGATGATAGGAGCCGGTGGAGCAATCGCGTCTTTCGCGGTCGTGATGGTCGCCTCAATGCTCCACGGTCCTACAATGCCGCGCCCGTCTACGACGGCCACCTGCACGCCGTACTGGACATTGGGAATAAGGCTGTGGAATGTGACTGCCGTTTCTGTGGTCTCCTGGTACTGGTACGTATCGGTTCCGATGCGGCGGATCCGTACTAGGTATCGGTCGATGTAACGCCAATTAGGTCTAGTCCACGATGCTCGCACATAGGCCATTGTCATCTGCGACACGTCATCCAAACCCGTGGATAGCGTGACCACAGGTGCAGACGGTCGGGAATTCGTCATCCAGTCGCCGGGCGTAAACGGCTGCTTAACGCCTTCCTTGGCCAGCCGCTCCAACCAGGTCTGGCGCTTGACGACGACGCGACCGCCGCCGATGAGCGTCATGCTCCAGTCGGTCGCCGAGAACTGGAGCTCCCGACCCTCGATGGCATAGTCCTCGGGCTCGTCGCGAACGGACGGGTTGGCGACCCGCAGCTTGTCGAACAGTTGGATCCGTGGGTCGAAGGGCACCGTCAGCCTCGTCAGCGCAGGTACGTCCTTGAGGTCGTCGACAATGGTCTGCGCCAGCTTCTGCGCCGTTGCCTCGTCCGGGATGAGGTCCGTATCCGGCTCCTCGATGAGCCCATGCCGCAGCCCATACATGGCGATAGAGTCCTCGTCTTGCACCGTCACCTCTGCCCGCTGGCCCGTCTGGGCGTCCCGGTAGCGCACTGTTACCCGGTTGATGATGTCGGTGCCGCTGATACGCAGCTCCTCGCGGCGGATCTGTGACGCGTCGATGATCCATCCCGGCACCATCACCCGGTCGGGCAGCCAGTAGGTGAGCTCAATCTGGCCCGTGGCCTCGTTGAGCCGGTAGCGCAGGTCCGTGCCGCGCTGCTGGCAGAACCGCTGCAGGGCGCTCCACAAATCCGTGTACTCGATGTCGTANCGCTCGACCCAAAAGTCGTCAGGGCCGATGACCCTAAGCGTCACGGGCTCGGGTATGAGGCCCTCGCTGTACGCGTCGTCGAGGATCGCCTGAATCATCTGTGACGCGTACATGTGTTCGTAGGTCTTCGGGCCGGCGATGTAGGCGCGCTGGAGCCGGGCGGCCATGTCGCGGCAGAACAGGCGCACATACGTCCCATCGGGCCCGCTCTCGGTGTCAATCTCGTCCTCCAGTTCGCCCAGGAACACCGGCCACCACTCATCGGGCTCCGAGCCGTCCTCGCTAAACGCCGCCTCGACGGCAATGAGTCGCCCGATCCAGAGCAGGGGCACGTACTGGCCCTGCACCCTATTGAGAGGGCTGTCCTTGCGCCGCGGGGCCAGGGANGGNTACTCCCGTCCNTNNAGCAGGCGCAATTCNAGCGTNGCCACNGGCTGGTCGTTGGACTCCCGAATGACGCCAGAGGCGACGCGGGACGTGATGTCCACCCACTCACCAGCGCGGTACACTCGTACACGGACGCGATAGCGCCGCGGCGAGATGACGATATATGGCCCCAACCACGTCTCCCACGGCCAGTCCTGCCAGGTTTGGACATTATGCTCGGTGATGATGTCCTGCCATGTCGGGCGCAGGGTAGCCATCGNNTACTCCTCCGTTACAACTCCAGGCGGCTCCGGCCACGTNACGTCATACGGCGCGCCGGGCTGCTGCGGCACGTCGCGCAGGGCCTGGCGATACGCCTGCCACTGTTCGCGCGTGGTGCCCGCGGGCACCGGCGCGTCGGGCAGCATGATCCAATCCGTCTCTGTCAGACGGCGGTTTCGCTCGGCGCGAAGAGAGGCCCACGCCTGGGCCTCCCGTTCCGCATCGATTTCGGCCTGTGTGCGCCAGCGGATTTCAGCCACCGATGACCACCTCCAGGNCGTCGGTCCAGAGCGTTTCCATACTTCCAACTCTTGCGGATCGCTAGGACGCGCAGGTATCGCCCGAAGCAGAGTGATGTGCAGCTCTCCATCCACTCGCTTGGCGGCCAATAC